AAGGCCATTGAATTCTGCGATGCAAGGGTTAAAGGGGCCATCGTTCAGCGTATCGAGAAAAAATCAGTGAACGTGCATGCGCATACCCATGCGCCTGTCCCGCCACCGAAAGATGTCACCCCCGAGGGGGGCGATCAGATGAAGCTTTTAGAAAATCGAATGCAGGAATTGCAGATGAAGCTCGCTCAGGCTCGCGGGGAAACAGTGGTTCAGGGGGATATCGGTGGGGAAGAAGAGGAAGTTACTGTACTCCAAGACTCATCTGGAGAAGGAAGTTGATGATATACGTGCCGAGAGTAAGATTTTAACTGCAGCTCACGGCACGGATGCTACACGTGAATTGATATCACAGTCGATGACTGACACTTCGGTGCTCAGCCAGGCTGAGATATTAAAGCTCAAGGAAGAGCAGCTGCGCTTACTAGAGGAGCAGCTCAGGCTCGCTGAAGGTCTCCCCCACCTGCATGGGTTTAAATGGTATAAATGGGCGAGAACTGTATTCAACAGCACCAATAAAGAGATACTTCTCTGTGCTGCGAACCAGATATCAAAATCCTCGACGGCGATCAGAAAAAATATCCACTGGGCGACAGAGCCAAGCTTATGGCCTAAGCTCTGGCCGAGCTTAAAGCCCGGGCAAACGCCCAACATGTTTTGGTATTTCTACCCCGATCTCGACACGGCCACGATTGAATTTGAGACCAAGTGGAAACCGCTCTTTCTCCCGAGAGGGGAATTTAAGAATGACGCGAAGTACGGCTGGGAAGAGATCTATGATAAGGGCCAGATTGCAGAAATTAAGTTTAAATCTGGTGTAACGATATATTTTAAGGCCTACACTCAGAAATCTAAAAACTTACAAACGGGCACCGTCTACATGGTCACTTGCGATGAGGAATGCCCGATGGAGCATTTCAACGAAATTCAAGCCAGGCTTTTCGCGAGTGATGGTTACTTCATGATGGTTTTTACCGCCACACTTGGGCAGCTCTACTGGGACCAGGCGATAGAAAAAATTGGCACCCCCGAAGAACGGCACCCCGAGGCGCTTAAAATTCAGGTGTCGATGTATGATTGCCTGCACTACGACGACGGCACCCCCTCGCACTGGACCAAGGAGAGGATCGCTCGCGCCATAGCCAAGTGTTCCAACGAAGCCGAGGTGCAGAGGCGTGTATTCGGGAGATTTGTTCGCACCGAGGGGCTCATGTTTGAGTCGCTCACCTCGGATAATATATCAGTGGAGCCGCACCCGCTACCTAGAAACTGGTATAATTACTCAGGAGTCGATCCGGGAACGGGCGGCACCTCAGGACACCCGAGCGCGATAGTGTTCGTGGCGGTATCGCCCGACTACAAACACGGGCGAGTCTGGCGTGTGTGGCGCGGGGATAAGGTGCTCACGAGCTCGATTGATATATTAAACAAGCACACCGAGATGAAAGGTGGGAGAAGGTTCGTCGTTCAGAGCTACGACTACCAGGCCAAGGACTTTTTCATCGTGGCCTCGCGCCGGGGTGAGAGCTTTGTGAAGGCTGATAAGTCCAGAGACGCGGGATTTCAGCTAGTTAATACCTTATTTAAAACCGGTGCTTTAAAAATTCAGAAAGCCGACTCCGAGGCGGAGAAGTTGATCCAAGAGATCACTTCGCTTCCAGCGGTATATGATAAATCTAGGTCTGGGGAGCGGGCGGTCGCCGACGACCTCGTTGACGCGCTTCGATATTGTGTCATGGCGATACCATGGGACTTATCAGACTATGAAATCCCGTCCGAAGACGAGGTAACAAAACCGGAAAAACAGCCGACACCTTTGTCAGAGAGCGAGCGACGCAGACTTTGGTTCATGGGCAAGCTCCCCGAAGAACCGGGGCTTGATCATGAAAAGAGTGTTGAGGAAGAGCTTGACGAGCTCAACGAGTTGAGCGGAGCATGAAGCTACCGATGGCAGATAATACCAAGATCGATCCGAAAGCCTTGAAGCTTGTCTTAAAAGTTTGTCGGGATTTTGGTGTATCTGAAATCGAGTATCAGGGGATCAAGGTTGTTTTTGGGGAACCAGCCAGTAAACCACAAGCACAAGCCCGCGTTTTCCGAGCCAAGGGGAACGAGGAAATGATCAAAAAAATTGAGCGCGAGAGTCTCGAGCAAGCTTCGATGGAGCTTGATCAAGAGGCGATTGCGTTCGGACATATCGAAGACCCGTTGGGCTTCGAGGAAAAGTTGATCAGAAAAGAGCTTGTGGATGGCGAAGAAACCGCTCAGCATTAATGATCTTAACCAAATGTACTCGGAAGCGAACCAAGCTGACTCCGAGATATTTGCGGAACAAAGATCAAATATTCTCCTCGTTGCTGGCGAGCACTATTCCAAGAAAAACGCCCGATACTGGAACCGGATACGCGACGCTAAGGACCTTTCTTCCGAACAAAAAGTTCGTCTCACCAAAAATCACATCCAGAGAATCACTAAAGGCTATGTTAATAACATCGTCTCCTATTCTCCTGGCGTCGTTGTAACTCCGACCAATGAAAAAGAAGTGCAGCACCAGAAAGCGGCACAGCTCAACAACTCTGTTTGGCAATTTGCGAAATACCAACAGGGAATGCGGCTCAAAACCCAAGGTTTCGCCAAAGACTACGTTGATATCGGCGAAACGGCGGCGAAAATTTTCTGGAACCCGCAGGGCGGGAAGTTTATCGGCTGGCAACAGGCCACCCACCCCGAAACCGGGGAGCTTATGTACGAGGAAGACGGAGTAACTCCGGTTTCCTCTGAAACCCCGGTTTTTAAAGGCTGTCTCGAGATCGAGCGCCTGCTTCCTTTTAACCTTCTGCGCTGTCCCTCGGCTAAAACCATGGCCGACTCACCCTATTTGATATATCGAAAGATGGTGGACGTTGAGCATTTAAAAGCTCTCGTGGGAGATGACGAAGAAAAGTTGAAATATATCACTGAAACCAAGGACGACACGTACTTGGTATTTGACGGTAACAACTCTTCCTACGATAAATCCAAAAATCAGACCATGGTTCGCGAGCACTACTTCCGACCATGCTTCGACTACCCAACTGGATATTATTATATCGCGGTTGAGGGCGGGATTTTGTTCGAGGGAGAGCTGCCGTTTGGTATATTTCCAATAGTTTATGAAGGTTTCGACGAGGTGCAAACCTCGCCCCGACACCGCTCGATCATCAAGCAATTGCGCCCCTATCAGTCAGAAATTAACCGTTGTGCGTCCAAGATGGCCGAGCACCACGTCACTTTAGGTGACGATAAGCTCCTCGTAGCCTCTGGAACCAAGATCACATCGGGCGTTCACCTACCAGGCATCCGCTCGATCCAGTATTCTGGTATGCAGCCCGAGGTTTTACCTGGTCGAAGTGGTGATCAGTACGTTGGAACGATGACGGCCAACATCACTGAGATGTACCAGGTCGCAAATTTCACTGAAGACGCGCAAATGAAAGACACGAAGGCTGACCCCTTCGCGCAGCTCTTCCAGTCGGTTCGAGATAAGAAGAAATTCACGGTATATTCTGAAAAATTCGAGAATTTCCTCTGTAACATCGCGAAAACCTACCTCGATCTCGCTCGTTTCTATTTTGACGACCAAACGCTCGTCCCGATGATCGGTAAAAACGAGTACGTAAATATATCAGAATTTAAAACCACGTCTGACCTTTGTTATACCATCAAGGTTGAGCCGATGACTGACGATATCACGACAATCATGGGCCGAACCTTGAGCATTAACCATGCTCTCCAGTACGTCGGGAACCAGCTATCCAAAGAGGACATTGGCAAGCTTATGCGTGCCATGCCGTTCGGAAATCTCGAGGAAAGTTTCAATGATCTCACTATCGACTACGACTCAGCGACAAATATGATTCTAGCGCTGGATCGGGGCGAGCAGGTGACGCCGTTTAAGTACGACGAGGCCAAGTATTTCTTGAAACGATTGATATATCGCACTCGCCAATCCGATTTCCGAACACTTCCCCCGAATATCCAGGCCAACTACGATGCAATCATTCAGGCTTACCAGGATATTGAAGTTCAACAACAGCAGGAGCTCGCTCGAGCGCAGGCCGAATTTATACCATCTGGCGGCGCACGAGTGAAAGTAGACTATTACGTTCAAGATCCCAACAATCCTTCCAGAACTGTCCGAGCCACACTCCCCGCTGAAGCGGTGGACTGGCTCATCAAGCGCCTCGCCGAGCAGGGCTCAAGCCAAGATCAACTCATGGAGCTCAACACCGGCGCGGTAGCTGAAATGGCAGACCAATTTGCGACAGCACAAGCTAAAGGGCTGATGTCCAGCCCGAGCGGAGCCGGTCCCGTAGGTATGCCCGGCGGAAGGATTATCCAATGAACGTGACGAATGAGCCAAATTCGTCGGGATCTGCGGGAGCAAGCCAAGCTCCAGCGGCATCAACACCGACGAGTACACCAAGTGCGACAGCTACGGCTGGGGCGAGCCCGAATGCCAGTGCTGCGCCATCAACGGGCGCATCAGCTGCCTCTTCGGCAACACCTACTGGTGTGCCTAAAGACGGGGCGGCACCCAGTGCTCCGGTAGTACCCCCGGCCTACCAACCGAATTTTAAGTTTAAAGCTTTTCGCGAAGAGAAAGAGATCGATGAA